TATCCCGCGTTCCGAGGCTTCCGGTTCCTGTCGATCCCCGTCAGTGAGTACGTGATCGGAGAAAGTGCCGAGGGTCGCGTGAACACGTTCTTTCGGATGTACGAGGTCTCCGCGATCGAAGCGGCGCGCTCGTTCGGCCTGGACCAGGTCGGCCCCGCGATCACGAAGCGATTGGAAACCGAGCCCGACGCAATGGTGTCCATTGTCCACGGGATCTACCCCCGCGAGCGCAAGCCTGGCCTGGGTCTGATGGCGCGCACGATGCCGTATGCCTCGGTGCATCTCGGGTGGGACGACAAGAACCTCCTGCGAGAGAGTGGCTATGCCACCTTCCCCGCGCTCGTGCCACGCTGGAGCAAGTCGAGCGGAGAAATTTACGGTACGGGACCGGGGCACACCGCGCTCCCGGACGTGAAGACGTTGAACAAGGCCACGCAGATGGAGCTGGACGCGTGGGCCATTGCGATCCGGCCGCCCCTGAAGGTCCGCGACGACGGTGTGGTGGGTCAAGTGCGCTGGAGCCCGAGCGCGTACAACAGCGTGCGGGACATGGACGCCATCGAAGCGATGGAGACCAAGTCCAACTTCCAGGTCGGTCAGGTCAAGTCTGAGATTCTCCGGCAGGCGATCAAGGAAATTTTCTTCAACTCCCAGCTCCAGCTCCCCTCGAATCAGCCCATGACGGCGACCGAGATCGAGCGACGCTGGGAGTTGATGCAACGTGTCCTCGGGCCGACGCTGGGTCGCCTGGAAGCGGAGCTGATGGCGCCCCTGATCGAGCGCACGTTCGACATGATGATGCGGGCTCGCGCGTTGCCACCGCCTCCGATGGCCGTCCGTCAGGCGATGGCGAAGAATCGCGGCGACATCGACATTGAGTGGGAAGGCCCGCTGGCGCGGTCCCAGAAGGGTACTGATGTGGCGGCGATCGAGCGCACGTACGCGCATGCGATCAACGTGTCGCAGGTCGATCCGACCGTGGTGGATAACCTGGACGGCGACGAAGCGATCCGGCTGATTGCGAAGGCAACGGGCACACCCGTGGCCGTCCTGCGAGATCCGAAGTTGGTGGCCGGGATACGCGCCGAGCGGGCTCGTGTCGCGGCCGAAGAGCAGCAGAAGCAGGACATGGAGCGTCTCGCGATGGGCGCCAGTAAGATCGCGCCCGTCATGAAGGCCATGGCGCCGCAAGGGTTGGCGAGTCCTGAGCAGACCGCGAGCGTGGCGGCGTGAACGACGAAGTCGAGCAGCCGGCGCAGCTTGGTCCCGAAGCCCTCGCGCGCCTGAAGCGGAAGCGTCTCGTGGACGCGTACCGTCACACGTTCGAGAATACCGAGGGCGGGCTCATCGTCCTCGGTGAAATGGAGCTGTCCCTCGGTCGCCGGCCGTCGTTCCACCGGGACCCGTACCTGACGGCGTACCACGAGGGCCAGCGCAGCACGTACCTGCACATTCTTGAGTTGATCCAGGAGGCGAAGCAGCCGCCTCCGGTGGACCGTACCGTTGTGTCCGACACCCCTGAAGAGGAGCCTGCATGACCGAAGCCGCGGTTGTCGTGGAGCCGTTGATCCAGTCCGGGTCTGGTGAGATCACCCAGGGTGCGACTCCGCCCGTCGTCCCGGATGTCGGGACCGGGTGGCAGACTCACATTCCGGCCGAGTACAAAGCCGAGAAGTTGTGGGAGCCCCTGAAGGACAAGCCCATCGGGGACGTGCTGAAGGGGTACGCCGAGAGCCAGAAGCTCATCGGCGGGTCCGTGAAGATCCCCGGAGCCGAGGCCACGCCGGAAGAGCGCGCCGCGTTCAATCGGAAGCTCGGAGCCCCCGAGGCCCCGGACGGGTACGACTTGGGCCCGGCCCTGAAGTCGCTGCCGCCCGATGACCCGACCGCGACCGGTTTCAAGAAGACGGCGCATCTCGCCGGTCTCACGCAGTCCCAGGTCGCCGCCATGACGAGCTGGTACGTCGAGTCCCTCGGGGCGGCCGCCGAGCAGAACCAGAAGGACAACCTGGTCGGCGAGTCCGCCCTGAAGGGCGAGTGGGGCGCCGCGTTTGACTTCCGCGCCTCGCTCGCAGCCCGTGCCGCCCGCCAGTTCGGCGGGGACGAGCTGGTCGGCCTCCTCGATAGCCGGGGCATCGGCAGTCACCCGGCTGTCGTGAAGATGTTCGAGAAGCTCGGCCGAGAGATGGCCGAGGACGGCGCGATCGTGCAGGACGCGCAGGGCATCGTGGGCCCGAATGCGGCGATTGTGAAGATCAACGCGATCAACGGCAACATGAAGCATCCGTACTGGCTGGCTGACGACCCGGGTCACAAGGCCGCCGTCGCGGAGATGACGAACCTGCGGCGCATCGCGCAGGCAGGGATCGAGTAAGGAGACGCCGATGGCACAGGTTCGCTACACCACTCGTTCCGATGCGGTGCGCGCGGCCGATGCCGTCGCCAGCAAGAACATCGAGCGCGATGTCGTGATCGTGGATGAGGTCAACAGCATGATCGACACCACGGTCTATGTCATCCAGACCCGAACCGGTTCCTACGCGGTGCTCGTGAGTAACGGGACCGGCGTCTGGAACGAGACCTAAGCCTCGGCTCGTCGTCTAGTCCAGGACACCCTGGGTATGCCAGGGGAACGCGGCGTTGACACCCGCCGAGCCTATCAGTACAGCGGAGTAGCTCAGCGGCAGAGCAGCGGGCTCTGAACCCGCAGGTCGCTGGTTCAACCCCAGCCTCCGCTTCCAAGATCCCACGCGCGATCCTGCCGGCGTCGTCATAGGGCCTCAAAAGGGCCAGGTGGGTTGACGGCCGACTACTGACGCGGAACAGGCAACGCGCGTGGGCCTCAGTCGTACGCGAACGTAGCTCAGGGAGAGCAGCCGCCCCGTAAGCGGCAAGACGGAGCTTCGACACTCCCGTTCGCGCCATGTGGGCTCTTGGTGTTAACGGGAGCATGACTGCTTCGCAAGCAGCCGGTCGGGGTTCGATTCCCCGAGGGTCCACCACGCTGACGCACAGCACCGGGCAGCCCGCGAGGGTCCGGTCGCAGCCGACGTAAGTCGTCGGGGGATGGGCCACCTCAGCGCCCAGGCGGGTCCGCACGGCGGGCAACCCTCCGAGTCGATGTGTACCGTTCGACCGACTTATACCGCTCGGTATAAGACGAGGGTTTCCCACCATGTCCCAGCAGTTCGAGACCGCCCTGGTCAAGCAGTTCCATAGCAACGTCGAGCGCCTGCTCCAGCAGCAGGGCTCCATCCTCAAGGATTGCGTGCGCAATGAGCCGCAGGCGTCCGAGGAGCAGTTTTGGGATCAGATCGGCGCCACGACGTCGGTCGAGGTCTTCACGAAGAATCCCGACTCCCCCCAGGTCGACACCCCTCACGCCCGGCGTCGGGTGACGATGCGCAAGTTCCACACGGGTGACTTCCTCGACTCGTTCGAGAAGGCCCAGGCCCTCGTCGATCCGACCAACATCTACGTGCAGAACTTCGTGGATGCCCTGTCGCGTGACCGGGACGACGTGATCATCAATTCGTTCTTCGCCGATGCCTTCACGGGCAAGGCGGGCGCGACGACCACGGTCTTCCCGGCCGGCAACATCATCCCGGTGAACTTCGGTGGGGCCGACATCGGGCTCACCATCGAGAAGCTCATCGAGGCGCAGCGGCTGCTTCTCAGCTTCCAGAACCAGAAGGGCCGTCAGCCCTGGTACATCGCCATCACGAGCCGGCAGCTCTCAGACCTTCTGAACAACACGAAGGTGCAGAGCGCGGACTACAACTCCATCAAGGCCCTCGTCGCCGGTGACGTGGATACCTTCATGGGCTTCAAGTTCAAGCTCACGGAGCGGCTCACCCTCTCCGCGACGCACCAGGCGGTCCCCGTGTGGGTGAAGGACGGCGTGCTTCACGCGACCGGCATCGAGATCACCACGCGAGTGGCCGAGCGTGAGGACAAGTCCTTCAACTGGTACGCGTACGCGCGTGCGATGTTCGGCGCCACGCGGATGCAGGAAGGCAAGGTTCTCCAAATCCTTTGTGACGTCCCGTAAATGACGACCACGGCAGAACTCGCATGGGTAGCGGGCTTTCTTGAAGGAGAAGGTACGTTCGCCTTTTCGAGATCTGCCCAGGTTACTGCCGTGCAGGTGCAGCGTGAGCCCCTGGATCGTCTCCTGCAGATTTTGGGTGGGACGATTCAGGGGCCATACGAGAACAAGAAGTCGACCCGATGTCAGCCGTTCTTTCGATGGTGCCTGTATGGGGCTCCGGCGGCTGGCGTGATGTTCACGATGTTCCCATGGATGTCCTTGAAGCGTCGAGTGCAAATCAAGAAAGCAATCGCGCGATGGCGCGCGATGCCTGGCCGGGGCTACCGGTCGGATCTGAAACCTCTGACTGCCTGGTGACGGAAAGAATCCGGGTAGGAGAACACGACAATGGCAACGATCTACTCCGATCAGATGACCAAGGTGGTCGCCACTCCGCCCGGCATGGTGTCGAGCGGCGAGTTCGGTGGACGCCTGCGACATGCGGTATTCACGCTCACCATCCCGGTGGGTCCGAACATCGGCGACGTGGCCCAGCTGTGTGAGATCCCCGCCGGGGCTCGCATCATGGGCGGCAAGTTCGTGTGGGGCACCGCGCAGGGTGCGACGGCCACGATGGCCCTCGGCATCACGGGCACGACCGGCAAGTATCGCGCGGCGGCCATCACGAACGTGCTGACGGAGGAGATCGTCGCGATGACGATCGCCTTGTCCTATGGCACGGTCCTCGCGGCGCGTGAAGTCATCCTCGCGACGAACGCGGCAGCGGCGTGGACGGTGGCCACCGTGCTGCGTGGGCATATGAGTTATTTGGTCGACTGACCGTGCCGTACGCTTCTGTATCTGATCGACGAGCGAATGCAGTCCGATACATGACGGAGTACTACGCTCGTCATCCAGAAAAGAAGCGTGAAAATCGGGAGCACATGCGTGGTGTTCGTCGTCAACGGAAGCAAGAACTGATCGCACTCAAGGGCGGTCGCTGCGTGGACTGCGGCTATGCAGGACATCCGGCCGTCCTTGAGTTCGATCATCTAGATCCATCGAAGAAGTTGTCTTGCGTCGCGACGTTGTTGCACGGGACATGGGCGCGCGCTCTAGCGGAATCTGAAAAGTGTGACCTCGTCTGTGCGAACTGTCATCGCCTCCGTACATACGTGCGCCTACAGGAGAGACATGCCAATGCCAATGGATAAGCACCTCGTCAACATCCGAGGACACCTCGACGAGATCGCCAGTGCGGTCAGCCAACTCCTCGATGAGGCGGGACAGAAGTCCGTCGAGATCGAGAAGATGGCGCCGACTCTTGTGAAGTTGGATCGTGCGGAGAAGGATCTACAGGCGAAGTCAGCGGCACTCGTGGAAGTGTCGGCGAAGTATGAGTCGGTGAAGTCTGCCTACGATGCGCTGAAGCAGAAGCTGTCCTAGATGGCTGTCGTCGTCGTCCTGTCTGACGTACTGCAAGTCGTGACGCATCGGCGTCGCGTCGTGAAGTGGACGCTGACGACGGCGGATCACACGGGAGACGACTACCTCGTCCCTGGGTGGGCGGATCGGTCGGTGCAGGTGTACGGCACGTTCGGCGGGGCCACGGTGGTCCTGGAAGGTCGAAACGACTTCGATGTCTCCCCCGGTTCCCCGGAAACCCTCTTGGACCCGTGGGAGAAGCCGTTGTCGTTCACGGCGAAGGCATTGCGTCAAGTTTTGGATCACACGGTCATCGTGCGTCCGCGCCTCAGTGTCGTGGGGGCGGGTGCGTCGATCAGCGTGTACTTGTTCTCGTTCGGGAGGGAGTAATGGCTGCCGCCGTTAAATTCAACGACTTCGTCGAACAGCTCGGGCTGGCGGTCCACAACCTGTCCACCCACACCCTGAAGGTCGCCCTGGCCCGGTCCACGGACCCGCCCACGTCGGCCGATACGATCTTGGGTGACATCACCCAGCCGACCGGGACCGGCTACACCGCCGGGGGCATCGATACGCTGAATACCTGGGCCGAGGCCGGCGGCACTGGGACCCTGACCGGCACCAAGGCCGTGTGGACCGCCGGTGCGGCCGACTGGCAGTCCTTCCGGTACGTGGTGCTGCACAACGACGACGCGGCGGACCGGCTGATCGTGTTCTGGGACTACGCCTCGGACCTGGTCCTCGGGAACGGCGAGACCTTCACCGTGAAGTTCAACAACGGAGACCCGACC